TCCCCGTGGTAATTTTGATGCCCATTTGTAAACTCTTTTCTAACCCAACATTTAAAATACGGAATATTACTTATTAGGTGCGCCACTTACACTCCTTTTTTATATTATTCGACCTTTAGTTTTACCCTTCTTTGCTATACCGTCAACGTTCTTCTTTTTCTTAGCCTTTACTGATCCCCCGGCTTTCATACCTTTTATTTTAGAGATTTTTCTTTTTGTTAATCTACTGATGGTATCAGAATCTTTTCTATCCACAGCGCTTTTAAGTCTATCTTCTTCAGAAACACTTTTTCCACCGGGTGTACCTGCCATACCAGAAGATTTACCGCCCTCAACATCTTTACCAAGAATATTTTTCCCTGTGTCTGACGTTTGAGTGCGTATTCTACCAGAGCCTTTTAAATCATCTGGATCAATATTTTTAGCACTACCCAACTTCATGTCTTTTCTAGCACTTTTTCTAGCACTTTTAATATCATCTTTTGTTTGAGTTGTAAATTTTTTTCCGTCAAAAGAAAATGTTTTTTTGCCAGATTTTCTAGCATCTGCAAAGGCTTGTTTAAACGTCTTTGGTTTTACATTTCTTGTACTTTTATCCTTAAATCCCGAAAAAGATGCGTAGCTACTTGTTGCCATTTTACTTCCCCCAAAAAAATTGTTGTATTGTAAGTACAAAAGCGGCAACAGCCCCTCCTGCACCCGCTGCCCACATTAAGGTTCTCCAACCTCCCTTGGCTTCAGATAACATTTTGTCTATATTAGCTAAAGATTTTTTAATCTGTTCAATATCTGCTTTCATCTCATCCATATCATCTTGAATGTGTTTAATCTCGTTAGCTTGTACAGCTACTTCGCTTTTAATATCTTTTTCCATTAACACTTCCATCTCTTTCTGGCTTGTCGTAAACGACTATTTGGATCTTTAGCTGCTTTAGGAAACTGTTTCATCTGTCCAGCAGAACGAGCGCAGAAAGACTTACGTCTTTTAGCGTCCTTAGAACCTTTTTTGACTTTGCCTGTAACGGCTGTTTTTAACTTGGAACCGGGATTAGCCCTACGATAAGCAGCTACCCCTTTTTTAGTCATTCCAGCCCCTGATTTAGTCTTGCGAAAATTGCCAGACTTTACAGAAGTCTTGATACCCATTCCTTTAGATTTAGAAGGCATAATCTACATTAAGAAGTGCCACCGCCAACGTAGTAAAACGTAACGCTTGTAATTTCAGCGGTACTACTATTAGCTAAGTGGATACCATTTGTAAACAAAATTCCATTATCAGGAATATTTAGGTGTTCTGCAGCACTTACTCCAGGCGAAGCTATTGTATACCTAGTTGTAGCGCCTGCACTGGTTCCATCGCTAAAAGTTAGAGTAGCTCCAGCACTATTGCCATGAACATAGTACAAACCTTGCAATCTAGTTCTACCTGTTATAGCAGTAGCTTGAGCAGTTCCTGCAGGCAAGCTATAGGCTTTTACGTCACTAGCAAAGCTCATTATAAACTCCCCTTAAATAGTGTAAAAACCACCAGCAGATACAGGTTGCATATATTCAACAGTTGCTATAGCGTCACCTAGAAGGTCTACAGTAGCTGCTGAAACTGGGAAATATGTAGCAAACACCTGAGCGCCGCCTGTACCTACATTAATAGAGGCTGTACCCATAGCTGAACTTCTAACATTAGTTATAGAAGTAAGACTTGTACTTGCTAAGAAAGTAGCATCTCCTGTAGAAGTTCCAATAGTCATTGCAGCGCCAGCAGAAGCTCCACCCGCTTCAAAGATATTTAAAGATACATTAGTAACTTGTGCGCCCGGAGGTAAAGTTGCAACTGTTGTTGTTGCAGTAGCTCCTACAATATCCACTCTAGCGGATTGAGCCATTAATACAAAACCTGTATTTTGTACATCTGTGCCTACAGTTGTACCTGTAGTGTCTTTGGTTGGTCCTGCTTTTATAGGACCAGAAAAAGTAGTGATACCCATTTAATTCTCCTTGTGTATTAGCACGTACATTATATCATCTCTAATAAGTCTGCTAGGTCAGTTGATATAATTTTTAACCCTAGAAAACAACAGGGGGCCGAAGCCCCCTATCATTAAGAAGCTCCCGGAGAGCCAAACATTCCCAAAGGATCAGAAACGCCAAATGAATAACGCTCACGAGCCTTGTATCTAACATTGCCTGTATCAAAATCTCCATCCATTGATGTTGCCATCGGTGTACGGACAAAATGCTTTAAGCCGTTAGGTACGTCAGTTGTTAAGAACCACGCATTTGTGTCTGTTAAATAATGATTAACAGCATAACCTTCTGGAATAGTTCCATTGGTCTTGATAGCGTTAAGGTCATTATCAGCAGTAGCAACTCTTAACTCACTATCGAGGATACGAGTAGCCACAAACATCAATGCTGGTGGAATGATTAGCTTTTTAGGTTTAGCAGCTATTAACAAGCCACGCTCATCTGTCCAAGCAGCGATTTGAATAGTAGCATCTTCTAAAGATGTCTCATTTAAATCTGCGCCTGTAGAAGGACGATTGCTGTTAGTACCACCACTTACTAATGGGTGTGAGGTAGAAAATAATACCTGTCCATCACCATAAGTAGGATTACCTGTACCAGTAAAGCCTTTGTTAAGGATTGTTGCAGCCTTAACTTGTTTTGTATACGCCATAGCACGAGCCAAAGCCTTTGTATAACGAGCGCCAAGACTATCGTAAAGATTATCTTCAGATGCCTCTTCTGTTATTGCAAAGCCCATAGCAATTGTTTCATGGGTATAGCGAGATGTGAACGCTTCTTGTGCATTATCATAAGAAACAGCAGCACCTTCGGTTTTTACTGGGGCTTGCCCAAAACCGGATAGCTTTGTCTCTTCTTCAAATGAACGCTCAGAAGTTTCAGTTTCATAAATCTCCTTATGCTCTTCACCATATTTCTGGTATTCGAGTCCATACAAGGCGTTTAAACCCGGAAGGAGTTCTTTTAGTAGTTGCGATCTTGAAATTGCCATTTAAAACTCTCCTTAAATACCTAGATTATTCTCTGATGAGAGAACACTAAAATTAAACTTAACAATAAACTCAGGGAAGTTATCATTCTCTGTACCAGCAACAACCTCAACAATTCTCATTGCTAAAGTTTCTGTTACAGCGAGTGAACCACCATTACTACCGACAACAAGGTTTATACCTGAAAGTCCGGTAGAGGTGCTTTGAGCCTCATAGTTACCTAATGCTGCATTTTTACCAACAGCACCAGCAAAGCCAGAACCGTCTGTGCCACTATTAAATGTTCCTAGTGCAGCGCTACCTTGAATCTGATATAGCTGTCTTGGATCATCGTTGACTCTAACAAATATGTCTGTAAAGCCAGCAGTAGTAGCATTGGCTGGTAAATGTTGTGCAAATTGTTGAACGCCATTAGCATCAACATATCTAACACCAACACATACACCCATAACACCAGCAGTGGCGTTAGTAGATGTTCCCGTAAATTCAACCGCTACAGGTGTAGCTGTTGCGGCTACAGGTAGCCCAGCAGTAGTTAGTAATACCTCATCACCAAAAAATATTCCAGCCGAATTATTAGCCTTAACTGGAAACTCTCTCATGGCCCCACCATGATTGGGTGTTCCGCCAAGCATATTGATTGGACGTAACCCGAAAGGGGAAGCAGTAGCTGCCATTTATAAATCTCCTAATAAAAAATTATTTACCTTTACCAAAAGATACCGATGTTTTATGATCTCTAAACAAAGGCGCTCTTGGGTCATTTTCTTTCATAAAATTGTTATTAACTGAATCCATTTGGTTATTAGCCTGATTCTGATAATATTCGTTTCGTTGTTCTACAAGCTCTATTGGAGTTTTGCAGAGTAATAATCCACCTATTTCTACACAACCCGGATGCCTACTATTTGCGTCTGCTACGATTTGCATATGTGGTTGCTCTTCTGCTTTAACTGGCTCCCAACCTTCTCTTAGTTTCATAGAAACATTCCGAGGGTCGGCTTCGTTTAAAGTAGATGTGCGAATCCACCTATAATCATAACCAGGCAATCTATCAGGCTCTGGCAATGTAGAAGGAGGTGCCCAACTTTTTGGTCTCTCCGCAGAAGTTCTGTTTTCGTGTGTCCGGCTGGTTCTTTTATCAGTCATTTTTGTTCTCCAATCTAATCAATTCTTTTGCATACTGCTCTGGTGTCAATCCCAACTTCTTCGCTAAATTTATCTGCGATGTGTTTAATCGTACTTTTTTTGAAGATGTCGTTCGTGTCACTGGAGCCACAACAGCCGAAGATTTTGTTTTTGCAGATTCCTTCGTGTCTGCAACAACATTATCAGAGTCGAAATGTTCTGGAAACCGTTTGCGTATTGTTTTGTCAATACGATCATAATACTCATCCGTAGTGGCGTACGCTACGCCATTTTGCTTTACCAACTTCTCATGCAAACCTAATGCAAGGCTGGTCATTTCTTCGTCATCACCAAACCAATCATTCTTTTTCTGCCATTCCATAGCCTTTGCGTCAGGCGGTAAAGCAGCAGGTTGCCGTACATTATCCTTTTGTACATCATCTTTATTAGTTTGTAAAGGGGCAACAGCACTTTTTATTTTATCCGATCTAATACTTGCATCGTTTAATAGTGCTTGAGCTTCTACTATTTTATCGCTATCCCCTAATTCATACGCTTCTTTATACTGTTTTTTAGCCGCCGCTAATTCTAAATCAGCAGCGTTTTTTTCAGTATCTACGAAACGATGTTTAAGTTTTTTGTTTTCATCTAACAGCCTTTTAGCTGC